TTTTCTTTGATGCTTCTATATCTTTTACTGTGTAAGATCCAGCTTTAGGTAAGGTTCTTTCTTTTGTTTTCTTTTTACTCTTACCACTTAAATACTTTGGATCTTTACCATCCTGTATAAATCTTTCAAACATATTCCGCTCCTGGGATTAATCATTACATTGACATTGTTTCTTTTTTAATTCTAATACTTCTTCTATTAACTCAGCATTACGCTTTAGTAATTTATAATGCGCCTTCTGATGTTCTTTTAAATCCATTTTAATTAACCAGAGTTCTTGTCTTGCAGCTAACATCTCTCTTCTTAATGTTTCTTCAAAACTTTCCTCATGATTATTCCATCCGTCCCCTGTATTAAACATGCTACCCTCTTTTACTCATCCATGCTGATGCACCCATATATGCACCTACTATACCAGCACCAGATATATAAAATAAATTACTTACGTCTGATAACGCTTCTACTCTATCAAGTGGGATCCACGGCAAAAACATTGCCGCGGTAAACACACCCATAGCTATTAAAGTATACCTTGCCATTCTTAATTGTGCAAGTTCTTTACGTAATAATGATTCAGTTGCTTTTATTTCTTTTAGATGAGCAAGCTCTGCATCGGATACAATACCATCACCATCTTCATCGTACTCGTTGAACTTTGAGTTTTTCTCTAAGTTTTTTTGAATTGCTTTCATGATCATACTTTTTCTCAGGTAATTTAGTTTCTAAGTTATAAGTTTTTCTAACTTTATGTATCCTCATTTTAATTAAGCTAACTCTATCTTCTAAGTCCATAATCCTTTTTTCCACTGATGTAAATGGGTTTCAATAAACTCATCAGTATGTTTTTCTTTAAGATCTGAATATAATTTTAAATTATCCCATAGAACTTTTCTATTATAGAAATGACTTTCTAATTTATTTTCTGAACAATAATTATCTATATCACTCATTGCTTCTTGTAGTTTCGTTGTTGTCACCATTTCTTTCCCTCACCCGTTTAACGAAAGCAATAGCCTCAGCCATTGATGGTATGTAGTTTCCTTTAGCTGCCACACTATTTTGATAACGTATAGCAGCTCTTCTTAACTTTTTCATTGTATAAAGATATGATATACTAACAAACCAATTATTAATAGTTTACCGTAATCTAAATCCCAGGCTGTGCCTTCTCCGAATTTATCGCTAAATTTTTTAAATCTTTCTCTCATATAATTCTCCCTTGTAGGTGGCGGATTTATCCCCTGCTTCCGCCGGAGCAGCGAGGACAATGGGAACTCTTAAAGCCATAGTGTCTCGTCTTGTACAAAAGATTCTCCTGACTTCTGAGACCATGGTACTTTATTTGCAGTTAACTTGTCGTAGTGTGTTCTTAGTGCCTCTAAGGCAATAGCTGTAGCCATAACAGTATCATCATGACACCCAGGAGCAGCCTCAGTTCTTCCGGATTCGGTACTAACATAATCTTTTAGTTCCTGTATAATTGTTTTAGAAACAATCCATATGTCATCATTCTCTACAGCATTCTTAAGGTTACCTATAATATGAGGTTTAGTAACTTGTGTTGTTCTAAATCCTGGCACCTGACCTTCTTCTTTTGATATTGAAGAGATCTTTGTTTGTTTGTATAAATTTATATAATTCATTTGTGCTAGTCTGGATAACGTTGCTACACCCATTGAATTACTTTCTACAATTAGTAATGCATTGTTATAGTAACGACCGAGATAAAACAACAAATCACCAAACTTACTTGGATCAATGTAACTATCTCGATACAAAGCAATTACTTTTCTGTCTGTATCCATAACTACAGCACAAGAATAATCTTGACCTACACCTAATGCAACATCGGCAGCAACAATATAATTACTATCCCAATCAGGATATTCCCATATATGTAAGTTACCGTCTGTTGATTGTCCCCATGTTAATGAATCAAATTCAAATATCATTTTCTTATCAGGTTCTACAGGTTTTAATTGCATTACCTTATCCATAGCAAATACAGATTTACCTGCTACAATAAAAGCTTCATCGGGAGTTGCCGGGTATTCCTGGCGGAACTTTAGTTCCCCACCTTCAGCAATCTTTAACCGACGCCAGTAGAGTTGTCCATCGTTCAACGCATGTTGCTCTACCAGTAATTCCTCTTCCGAGGAACGTTCGAAGTCTTCTGGTGGCTCTCTAGTATATTCGGGTGTAGAGAACCATGGAAGAAATATCGGTAAGTATTCATTCTCGCCTTCTAAGGCACCTTTCCATAATCTATAGAATTCACCTTGAGCACCGTTAGCTGTTGACTCAAGTATGACTTCTGTACCTGGAGCTTCTGATATACCCTGGAACAAACCAGCTAATATCTTTTCATCATGCTGCCAGAAGGCAACCTCTGATAAATGTGCAATCGTTGGTGTTGTACCACGACCAGCTTCAGGAGATCCTGCAGTATACAAACGATAAGATGATATAGGTTTATCACCACCTTCTTTTACAAAGTGAGGTGAAGATATAACAATCTCTTTCGCATTCGATTTAACTTCATTCGGTTTATAGGTTGACTGCATGTTCTTAATAATGTTTTTACTTAAATTAAAAAGTGCGTCAGATGTTGCACTATCATGAGCCATAACAACTGAGCGGGCATGTGGAGTGAAATATGTTTTCCAAAATACACGACCAGCACAATAAGTACTAATACCTTGCTGTCTAGCTTTCAATATGATTGCGCGAACCTTTCCTGTATCCTTCAACTGTTTTTCTAAAAGTTCTGTAATTTTTTCTTGACAACTGTTGAAGGTAAAATCAATGAAGCCCCTCCTTGCATCCTTAGTAATGATCTTAATATTCTCGGAAGCGAAGGAAGTAAAATTAGTTTCATATTCTTTTAACTTGTTTCTTTTATTTTTTTCTTCGAGAAGTTTCAATAGTTCTTTCTTTCTATTCATAAACTCCTCCTCAGGTTTTAACTTTAAGGGGACATTTAAATTTAAACGTCTCCTATAAGGGGGAGATCTATATATTATATACTATCTTAAGAATAAGTCTAATTAACCCAAAAAATATATATACCCCCTTTAAATCCTCTACCCCCTAACTTCTCTCCTACTCTCTCTCCAACATTCTCTTAGGGCCGTTGGCCCTTCCTCTCACTCTAACTTTCTCCTCTCTCTCCCACCTTCCTTCCCTCGTACACACATCCGGGGTAGGAGGAGGGTGGCATCCCGCATCTGAATGGAGAACAGGTGCGGCAACCATACGCCCAGTAGGAAGGGCATCGTTCCTACCTCAGTACGGAGAGCTACAGTCCGTACCGACCTGAGCATGTCGTTAAACTGCTACCTCAGTAGAAGGAGGAGACGGCTTCTACTCCCAAGTATGCCTGGGAAATATAGGGCATACCATCTGGCAGAGTGGTATCTGCCTATGAGGTAAGTTGATTCCTCCGACCTGGGCATAGTCGTTAAACTGCCACCGCTACATTTAATTTCAACCACAGCTATAGGAGGACATTATGGCTAAAGGAGTAACTGTTCTTGTCTGCGGAGGACGAGACTTCAACGACTACCAATGGTTTATGAAGCGTTTCGACGACTTCAGTGCTTACATTAAACGTGAGTTCGACCAGGAGGTAACTACTATCATTCACGGTGCTGCACGAGGTGCGGACTCTCTTGCTGCAAACTATGCATTTACTTTAGGTATTGAGCAGAAAGACTTCCCTGCTCAATGGAACGTGCATGGTAAATCGGCTGGTCCAATAAGGAATCAGCTTATGCTTGACCAGGATCCTGACTACGTTATAGGATTCGAAGGTGGTAGAGGTACTAACCACATGCTCTCAATTGCGAGAGCTAAAGGTACTACAACATTTCATATAAGGAAGCGCACCTAAGCGCTTTCTTTCACCACGGCTATAAAGGAGGTAAATTATGGCTAAATTTGTTATAGAGACCCAAGGTCTCGAAAACTATGGTGCGCACAATGATACTGCGGACTATTGGAAGTTCAAGATCGGTGAGAGGTTTATCATCACTGGTTTTGAGCGAGAGCAGGATGCAATAGCATTCGTACTCGACCTTATAGTTAATACTTCTGGTTGGAAGTATTATCCTTCTAAGGTCTCACTCTACGATGACTGGGTTGCCAGCTTCGATGATGATGAGATGGGTCATGAGTACTTGCACCATTGCCTCAAGTATGCTCAAAGGGTTGATGCTAACGGTACTGTGGATAACAGGATACCGAGCTTTAAAGATATTCTGGAAAGAAATCTTTAAGTAATCCTTGTAGAACCTAGAGAAACCAAGACACTCTAGGTTCTACTTAATGAGTCGTTGACTCTTTCTATAACATTCTTTTAAAATCTTAAAGAGCCTTCGGCTCTTTCTATTACATAAATTTCTCAATAACTACACGACCTGAGTATGTCGTTAAACTACTCTGTACTTGCAATAATGCTTGTACATCATTTACCACAAAGGAGTTATGTTATGCAAAACGCAAACATTCCACACGTTAACCCTGTTCACAATTCAGCGCAGATGGAGAGACTAGCTCTCTTCCTCAAGGATCCTGCGATCCAAAAGCGCGTTGATGCCGGTGAAATGGTAGTAACGTACACTGTATCTGTTAACCATTTGTTTGTTAACAAATACCTCAAGCTTCCTCCAGTGCCTAATAATGTAAAGGCTGCTGAGAAGCAAGACGATACTCTCGTCTAACACTCCTAAACTCCGGCCGCCTAGAGCGGCCGTAGTTTTTTAAGAATACCGACATGTCTCCGACATGCCTTAGAGCCGTTGGCTCTTCCTATAACTTATAATATAATCCTTTATTATAATAACAACCACAATAGGAGTCTGACATGCGTAAAGCATCCGACATCCTCGGTCCTAATGACGAGGCTAAAAACCATTGGGAAGAAACTGTACATGCTATAGCTGTTAAAATTGCAGCTGATAACTCTCTTACAGGAGAGGATGCTAAGTGCAGTAATTGTTATCACGAGGAAGACTTTCCTCATGAAACAATGGAAGTAGATCCAGAGAGTGGCTGGGTCTCTTGTAGTTATTGCGGTAGATAGTTACTCCGTGGTGGAAAGGTCGGCAGCCGAAAGGCTGTCGCCTTTTTTAGATAACCGGCACGCTCTCCGGCATGCGGTGCTGACGCGTACCGGCATGCGGTAAGTATCGTTGAAGTTTACTTGGAGATTAGCAGGAATAGCTCAAAGATACCCGCCGACGTCCTAACATCTTTTCTTAGAGACTTCGTCTCTTCCTATAACATTCTTTTACTAATAACCTTAACCAACTATGGAGAATCGCTCATGCGACCAGTACAACCGTCATCCGAAGATATAGATCTCAAAACAGAGTTCTTATTAATCTTCATGAAGTTCGAAAAGATCAATGCGAAACTTGATCTTATCTTAAAGCAACTTGAGCCTAATGCTGAAGATCTCTTGTCTCAATCTGAAATAGACATGATGCATTCTTGGAGAGCTCAAGCAAATGCTATGGAGTCTAGTGACTCTTAGTTATTCTCTTAGAGAGGCGTTGCCTCTTTCCCCTACATACTATCTATAAATAGTAGAGCTACTTTACTTGTAATACAGTATCACAGAGCCTAACAGCTATTCCTATAGCACACAGATAGTAATCGTACAGCCTGAGCAAGCTGTAATAAAACTGCTCATCTTCATAATATAACTAGAACACTTTATACTAGTCAGCGAGTGAGTGAGACCCATTCATTAACTCACTAGTATGAAGAGCAAGCTAGTTATATTATGAATCTTTTATTTTAACCCTCTAGCATAGAAAGGTACTATTCATGCAGAACTTTGAAGCAAGAAATTATCGTATTGATAATGTTGAATTGAATTGGGCTAAATTAGCCAAACCCGTTAACCCATTTGGCACTGAGCAATGGGAGTTGCAAATAGCTACTACAGATAAAGCTATTGCAGATGGATGGACTCAAAACCATCTTAACGTTAAGCAGGATAAAGCAGATTCCTCTAAGTTTACTGTGTCTCTTAAGAGAAAAGCAGTTAAAGCTGATGGATCTGCTAATGGTCCTGTAAAAGTTGTAGATGCTGCTGCTCAGCCATTTGCAGATGTTTCCACATTAGGAAATGGTTCTGTTGGCAATGTAGTTATCTATCAGTATCCCTACGAAACTGCTGGTCGTAGTGGTATCGCTAGTTCTCTAACAGCTGTTCAAGTTCTTGAACTTAAAGAATACTCTGGCGCTGTTATGTTTGAACCAGTGTCTGTGGACACACCAGCAGAACCTAAAACTGCCGAAGAAATGCCGTTTTAGTTAGCTGAAAGAATAGTCTAAGGTGCGTTAAGTGCCTTAGACTACACTTTTTAAAGAATGCCGACATCCGGAGGATCTTATGAAAATGCGTTGTACTAATACTAAACAGGTAATTCTAACTGAACCTCTGGAAGACGATGAGGTCGTTAGTGTAATCGCTTTAGCGAGCGCTCTTGATAACATTTCATGTACTGTTAGTGAATCAGGTAAAATACTATTATTTAAATGTGATGATCTTGAAGATGTCTTTGGAATTCTATCAAGTCATGGCTTAATAGAATATATAGGAAGTCTAAAAGAAATTATAGATTGGGATATAGTTTCTGAAACCAATAGCAATAATGCTAATATAATTCAATTAAATCCCAAAGAAGGAAAATGATATGAGATATATAATCGCAGCTTTTGTAGGTATATCATTTGCAGCTCTTTTAAGTGCTTGCTCGTATATGCCTAAACCTTTAAATAATCCAGCAGTTTCTACTTTTGGTAAGAAATGTACTGTAAGTGGTAACTGGAGTTATGTATGGATACATGACAGAGACGAAGAACTCAGAGCATCTAAGGAGTATTGCAATGAGTGATCCTAAATACCTAAGTGGTAAAGGTAAAGTCATAGATAATGATAAGCCTGTAGAAGGTCTAAGAGGTAAATTCGTTTCAGAACCTAAAGACTACTCTGTTCCCTTAATGACTGAAGAGTTCAAAAAGAATTATGCAGCTGAACTCAAAGAAGAAATCATTAAGAAAGCTAATGTTAATCGTGAGTGGGCTAAAGACCACTTAGAAGTTATTATATAGAAAGGACTGCTTATGTCAGTTTATAGATTACCTCGAAATCGTAAAAATGATTATCGTACATCTAGTTATTGTTTCACAGTAGCTAGTAAAGATGATCCATGTCTAGTTGCTCTTAGAGAAGGTATTGCTTTAAGAAATGCCCAAGTAAGAAAACATGCTAGAACTTGGCAAAAGATTAATAAATATGATAAACTTTATACTGTTAGACTTATGGCACGTGGACCACGTAGATGGCATACAAAATACAAGCCGTCTCTTGTAAGATATTTCAAAGGACAGTATATGGTTCCTCAGCATCAAAAATTATTACATGGTAATGCAGATTCTAATTTAAACCATAAGTTTGCTGAAGAGTTTGATGTTTATGTACATAGATCCAGAGAAATGGAAGATGTTCTTAGAACTGAAATTGAAACTGGTCTAAGTACTGGAGAGCAAAATAAAATACGTAAACTTAAAACTGAAATCTGGCATTTAGAATGGAAAGCAAAGAATAAGGTTAAACATGCGTGATTGGCTTGATAAAATAATCTTCATACTTGAAGATGCTCTATCGTCTCAACAAATGTTGCCTAAAGACCTTGAGCAAAGAATAGATCTTAGTGATATTCAAACTATTGATGAACTTGAAATATACATTAAAGATGCTATTGAAGAAATTGAATTGCTTAAGGAGAGTCTAGATGTATGACGATCAAACAACTATTTGGAATGTATTAGGTATAGGACTTGGTGTTTTCTTTATAATCCGTACTATATATTATTATTGCCATTATAGATAACGTAGTCTAACGGACACAATTAAGTGTAGCCTCTACATTATAATCCTGAGTATGATTTAAAACTACTCATTCCTTTTAACAACTAATAGGTATAAAAAATGTTTGAAGCATTTGTATTAGTATGTTACATGGGTAATCCTGAATACTGCAAAGGCGTATCAGATACTCGTGGTCCATACGAAACTTCAGAAATATGTCATGAGCGTCTTGAAGAAATGAAAGATGATCTAATTGATGTATTCCCTCAAACCAAGCTCTTACCACACACAGGTTATTGTGGAAAGATCAATGAAACTAAAGAAAGAATTGCCTTATGAATGAAGACTTTAAAATATACTTTACTTTCTTAGATGACCTTCGAGAAAGTGGAGACACTAATATGTTTGGTGCTGTTCCATATCTAATGGATGAATTTCCTGATTTAACTAGATCTGAAGCACTTGATATTCTTGGAAAATGGATGGAGAGTTATAAATGAGTGATACACATATGAGCCTTAAGAATTTATATTTCAAAATTGAAACTTTCATTGAATCAGAAACTGAAAATGAAATGGATGAACTTAGAAATTTATTCTATGATATAATTCAAGAAAGAAAAAATGAAATTAATGATAAAATCTGGAATAATCTTATAGATAGTAATGAAAATTCTTGCATTTCTAATATGAATAATTCTGATCTTAATATAATTATCAAAGGTATTGGTACATATGAAACTCTTGATGATATGATTCAAGGTATATTCGCAGATCCTTGTAATTCAGAATTTGGGGGTCTGTAATGTTGCATATACTATTCACAACTACAGTAGTTTCAATGATTGCAGTTTATATGAAAATGAATAAAGAGCAATATATACTCGCAATGTTAATTGTAGTTCCTTTAATGATAGCTCATAAAATATATCTAGGAGAAATGTAATGGAAGTAAAATATAAAATATTACTTAGTGAAAAAGAAAGAGACCTTTTAGTTGATCTTATAGAACATAGAATTTTCTTAATTCGTTCTAGAATTGATGAGTCTACTTCTGCTTCAGGTTTTGTTCTTAAAGCAACTGAATCTCAATATGATTGTAAAGAACTTGATATGCTTGAGAAAATAGGAGATCGTTTAGTATGAGTATTCCTAAAACTACTAGATCTCAATACAGACCTGTTATATCTGCCTCAGGCTTCGTTATCAAAGCATTTGAAAGATACTCACATAATAAAGTAGCTCTCATGATTTCTCAAATCGAATCTGCTGAAGAATGGAATGATGGTGTTCTACGTATTGTTATGAACTCAGGTCAATCTCATTATGTCTATGGTCAAATCTCTGATGTATTTACAGGTATAAAGAAATGAGATCTATACTTATAAATCCAATTAATGAAACCATTAGTGAAATATTTTATGCTAAACATAAAGAACATTCCAGATTAGAATGGATAAAAAATGCTATAGATGTACGTACAATCTCTGGTATCCGTTTAGATGATAATGGTAACTACTTATATGTAGATGATGAAGGAATGCTATTAAATATGAATTACTTCTTTAAATATACTAACAACGATTACTATGTAGAACCTGTAATATTAGCAGGTAAAGGTTTAGTTGTAAGTACTGATGAAGATGGTAATGATATAGATTCTGAATTAACTCTTGGCGATTTAAGACCTAAGATAGAATTTCTAGGTAGAAAGGCTTTACACTAATGAAATTATTTCACTTCGACGTTTCTGAAAGATCTTCTGTAGATAATAAAGTAAGAGCATTTGCAAAAGCAACAGCTTTAGATCTTGGTTTAATAACTAAAGAAGAAATTAAAACTAAACAAAAAGTAAATGGAACTCACTGGGTTCCGTTAGGTTCTTTCAAGAATAAAAAAGATGCCTATGACTATATTCAAATACTTCGTGATGAGCAAAAGAATGCACGATTTCAAAGTAACACCTAAGCACGATCTGTCTTGGTTTATTAAATGGACTGCCAGTATTATAATACTTATAGGTATGTTATTAACATCAGCAAGTATTGAACCTTATAATATGATGTTTCATCTTATGGGTGTTGTAGGCTGGCTGTGCGTTGGTTTACTTTGGCATGATCGAGCTTTAATATTTATTAATGCAGTAGCATTATTTATATTTGCTTCTGGTATTTTAAGATTTTATATGGTGAGTATATGACTAGAAAACACTTCAAGGCTTTAGCACAATTTGCAGGTTCTAATAATTTAGATGATGATTTAATTGTAGAACTTGCTAATGTATGTAAAAGTTTTAATGGAAATTTCGATCGCAATAAATTCTATGAAGCAGTTATTGCTCAAAGAACTCAGTTAGATCGAGAAAAGTTAAGGTGATTATAGTGTAATGGTTAGCACAATAGATTGTGATTCTGTTAGTTTGAGTTCAAATCTCAATAGTCACCCCAGTTTGCAATGAGAGTTAAGGCCTCCTAGTCGGTAGCGACGAAATTAAATAACCACGCGACTCCTCTTGACAGGTTCCTTGAGCTCGCTCGGCCTGGCGAGATTGCAAAAATAAGCCTAGAGCATCACTCTCAGAATATGCTCTAGGCTTTTTCAAAATTTTTTAGAACCCCACATCCGACACTAGTCACTTGCGGCGGACAACTCAGCAATTTTACGTTGCAGATCTTCTTCAGACATGTCTGACGTATCCAAAGCTAAATTTGTCTGATCAATACGTTGCAACTTTGGCTGTTCATACTCGGCTAACGCTATGGCCAGTCGTTCAATTGTCTCTTGATCTTCTACTTGTATCGCTTTTGCTAGCTGAACTTTTAGAATGTCAACAGCTGATGGCATTTCAGTAATAACTTCATCTCGAATTTTTTTAAACTCGGAGGCTGACAGCTTCATAGCATCTCGGAGTGCTTTATTTTGTCGGCGCTTCTCTGCGCCACGTGCTTGCATCTCTCGAGCAGTTTCAGAATCTATAACTGGTCTAAGCTGTGCAAGAGAATTCGGGTGTTTACCACATTTTTCATAACCCATAATTAACCTCCATAAATATCTTTTAGGGGACGTTTAAGAGAGGCGTTGCCTCTTTCCCTTGATTATTTTAAAAACCCACATCCGGGAGTATGCAGTAATGAAAATAATTTTTAAAATAAATCCAATTGCTAAAACACTTAAGGACCCTAAGTATCGTCCTAAAGTTATACCTAATAAAAAGAAATATAACAGAAAGAAAACAAATGAAAAAGATAACCGTACTAAATAAGCATGCAAAATTAATTGCAGAAAGGAATAAACATAAGATGGCTAAAGTAACAGCATCAACAATCTTACATGAAGCAGCTGAGCTTAAAGAAAAGAAGCAAGCTGATTATCAAGGAGATATGTGGACAGAAGAAGATTACTTTCCGTATGGAAATAAATCTTATATGCATATGATTCATACTAAGTATTTACGTATGCGTAGCTTAGCAGAAAATGAAGATAAAGAAATTAACTTTGAATCTTTAGAAGATACGCTTGTAGACATGGCAGTCTATTGTGCAATGTTTGCAGCATACCTAGAAAATAAAAAGATATGACTAGATATGAAAGCAAATACTTACGTATAGCTGATGAGATACTAACGTATGGTGATTATAGAGAAACCAGAAATGGCTGGGTAAAATCTTTATTTACTCAGACATTACATTTTGATATGAGTAGTGATAGATTTCCTGTAATTACAACACGTAAAATGAATGTTAACAGTGTGTTAGGTGAATACGCTGCAATAATTAGAGGACCTAAAAATATAAAAGATTTTCAGAAATGGGGGTGTAATTATTGGAATGAGTTCGGAGATCCTGATACTGGCGAGTTACGCATTGACTACGGTAATAGTTGGGTTGATTATAATGGCGTTAATCAAATAAAAAGATTAATATATAATATTAATAATCATCCACAAAGTCGAAGGCTAATAGTAGATGCATGGAATCCTGAAAATATACCTATATCTAGTTTACCATGTTGTCATTTTATGTATCAATTTTACGTAGATAATTCTCATTTAGATTTAACAGTTTACCAAAGATCTGGTGACTGGATGATTGGTGTTCCTAGTGATATGATATTTGCAGCAACTTTCTTAGCAAATATTGCAAGCATTACTAACTTAAAACCAAGAAGAATTAATTTAATTGTAGGTGACTGTCACATTTATAAAGAACATTTTGATAAAGTAACTGAGCAAATGAGTAGAGCTATAACAGCCCCACCATTATACAGTTTGCTACGTCAACATGAATTCGCAGACTTTGAACCTACAGATTTAAATATATTAGACTATAAACATAAGGAGTTTATAAAGTATGACCTTAAAAAGTGAATGGCTATCAGATATAAATGATATGCACTATAAGTTTGGTGCAACAGAGTGGGTAGAAGATATGCACCGCTCAAAGAATTATAAATTATTAAAAGATTTTCTAGCATTTAGATTAGATTTTCTTGAAGAAGAATTCGAAGAAACTCAAGCAGCTTTCTTTAAGAATGATTCTAAAGAAGTTGTAGATGGTTTGATTGATCTTATTGTTATTGCAATCGGTACATTAGATTTATTTAAATGTGATGCCGATGTAGTATGGGATAAGATACATCATTCTAATATGGCTAAAGAACCTGGAGCAAATAAATCCAGACAAAATCCATTTGGTTTACCAGACATGGTAAAACCTGAAGGATGGGTAGGACCTAACATAACTAAAGAAAATTGTGGTATACTACCTGACATTCTAAATCATGAAGAAGATAAAGATAAAAGAGATTTAGAAAATGAACTTAAAAATAATGTAGCTAACCTACAATATGAGGAATAGATATGAAAGAAGATTTACAAAAGACTAATGTTGCATCACCTAATGAACAACAAATTACAATTCATGAAATTAGAACTATGATTGTAGGTGATGAATCTAAAATAAAACTATTAAATATATTTGATAATTTAATAGCAGATAATACTAAACTTAAAGCTGACCTGGAGGGTAGCAGAAAGGAATAAATATGAGACTAACGTTTGATATAGAAACGGACGGTCTTGATGCAACTAAAATCTGGTGTCTAGTCATACAAGACATAGACACTGGTCGCATCATGAGATACGCAGACACTACAGATATTGAAAGAAAATATGATGGCAATATTAAGATGGGTCTGTCATTATTACAACACGCAAAGTTATTAGTAGCACATAACGGAATAGGATTTGATGCTTTAATAATAAAGAAACTTTATGATATTGATTTGTATGATGGAGATAGGTTCTTCGATACATGGATAGCATCTCAAGTATTAAATTACAGACGACCACATAAACATGGGTTAGCTGGATGGGGTGAGTATCTTAAATATCACAAAGGAGATTACGATGATTGGTCACAATTCTCTGAGAAGATGATGGACTATTGCGTAAGAGATGTTAAACTGAACACTAAAATATTTAATATTTTAATGGAAGAACTTAAACAGTTAGCTGACAAGCAACCCCTCATTCGTGAAGGTTTAAAGAATGAAATGTCAACTGCTAAATTCGATGCATACTGTAGATACTATGGATGGTCATTCGATAAGCATAAAGCATTGAATTTATTAGATAAAATTAAATCTCGAATGAATGAAATAGAAAAGATTGTTGAGCCTAAACTTCCAGCTGTCACTCGGTTAATTGATAAGCAACCAAAGACACCGAAGTATACTAAGAAAGGTTATTATACTGCAGCTACTGCACGTATGTTAAGTGAGTATCTGAATATGGATGTTAAACCAGAGAACACTAAAGTCTGGGCAGCAGGTAAAGAGTTCCAAAGAAAAGTAACTAAGCCTGCAAACTTAGGTAATCTAGAACAAGTTAAAGAATATCTTTATACAATCGGATGGGAACCTGATGATTGGAAGATGGAAAGATTAGGTAGAGAGTTCATTAAGAAAACTCCTAAGCTAACTAAAACTTCTTTAGATAAATTAGGTTGGGATGGATCCGCTATACATCATTGGACAACACTTAGATCTAGACGTGGTGTAGTAGAAGGTTGGATAGAAAACCTACAATTCGGTAGAAGATTACATGGTAAACTCTGGGTAGTAGGTACACCTACATTTAGATGTCGTCATGAAGTTATCGCTAATCTACCTGCAATAACTGCTGAACTTGGTAAAGAACTTCGTGAGTTACTAATAGCAGAACCTGGAAGAAAGATAGTAGGTGCTGACTCTAGTGGTAATCAATTCAGATCTCTTGCACATTATGCTAAAGATGATAACCTCACTAACCAAATTATGAGTGGAGATATACATCAGTATAACGCAGACATCATTGATACTGATAGACGTACTGCAAAGACTTGGATCTATGCATTTCTATTTGGTGCTGGTGCTACTAAACTTGGTAAAGTATTAACAGGTGTTGGTAATATTAAACGAGGTAAAGAATCTATTGATGCATACGGTAATGCAATACCTGGTTTGAAAGCATTAAAAGATAAGTTAGTTTCTATATGGAATACAACAGATTCACAAAGCAGTACTGAAGGTTATGTTCCTGGTCTTGATGGTCGTAAAGTATATACACCTCAGGATTATCAGACACTTAATTATTTACTACAAAGTTGTGAAGCTATTACAACTAAAGCAGCAGTAGCTTATCAAATGAATAAGATTAAAGAAGAAAAGCTGGATGCTGAACCCCGACTTTATTATCATGATGAAGTAGCTTGGTCAGTTAAAGAAGAACACGCTGATCGTGTATTAGAAATTCTAATAGAATCATTTGCTGAAGGTCCTAAGAAAGTAGGAGTTACAATCATGGCAGGTGAAGGTACAATCGGTAATAACTATGCGGAGGTTCACTAATGATAGTAGAAATTAATGTAACAAAAGACTTTGTTAATCAAAGAGAAGCACGTTCAGAAAAGTATAATCCTAGAGGACGTTCGCTTGAACAATTAAAACTTGATATTGAATGTGAGATATTTGAGTGGCACTTAATTGATAGAGGTACATGGAAAGACCATGATGCTTGGCAAGTTGATGGTGTCGATCAGATCTGGGGTAATGTCGATGTTAAGTTTATTAAAACCTGGTACAATATACCATGTAATAAAATGGTTTACTTATTAAAGCAAAGAGAATTAACAAATGCTTTTATATTCTGTGAATGGAATGAAAGACCTCAGCGTTTATTAACTCCAGGAGATACAGTTAAAGTAAATACCCTAGGTATATTAGAGTACTGGGAATTAGTAGATCTAATTAAACCTTCTAAGTTTAATGGATTCTATGCAGATGTTCGTAAGTATTTAGAACAAACACCTAACACTTCTAAATATACAATAAAAGATGAAAGGAAAACTAAATGAAACCAATTCAAAAGTTTATGTTGGTAGATACTGATTCTATATTCTTTAAGATAGCTTACAAAGCTAAGAATCAATCTGAATTAAGACGAAGCTACAATACTTTCTGTAATAATATGAAGATGGAAGTATCTAATAAATTAATTAATCCTTTTGATGATAGAGAAAAGCTTGTAGTTTTATATGCAGTTAAAGGTAAAGGAAACTTTAGAAAAGATTTAGCACCTGATTATAAATCTAATCGTCCTGAACTTGATAAGAAAATAAAAGATAGTTTAAATTATCTACATAAATATGCTGTATCTAAAGGTGCTATCCAAGCAGATGGTATGGAAGCAGATGATTTAGTTTCTATCTGGGCACATGAAGCTCTAGAAAATAAAGAAGACTATGTAGTTTGTGGTATTGATAAAGATTTATTACAGATACCAGGTCATCACTATAACTATGGTAAAGATACTTGGCAACTTATTAATGAAGAAGAAGCCTTACATAATTTGTATCTTCAATGTTTAACTGGTGATAATACAGATAACATTCCAGGTCTTAAAGGTATTGGTCCTAAGAAAGCAGCAAAGATATTAGCTGGTGTACCATTAGCAAGACAATGGAAAAAGATTAAAGCTACATGGAATGAGCATGAACAACCTATAAAACAGCTAGAGCTTAGTCATAAGCTACTAAGAATGCTAACAACATGGGAAGAGTATGAAGATATTAAAGCACACATTCAAAGTAAAACCTCTGTCAGCAAATCAGATGACGTACAGGAACAAAGCGATAAAGCAGATCAAGTACGTAGAGTATCAGAATGAATTGAGAGATGAACTTCAAGGGGTTGAATGGCCCTTTGAAGATTCAGATTTCCTGGAGTTTGAGATTATTGCTGGTGTATCTAATAGAATGGCAGACCTAGATAATGTAGTGAAGCCACTGTTAGATACATACCAAGGTATCTTTGAAAAGTTTAATGATAATAAAGTTTATCACATAACATTAGATAAACATATAACAGATAAAGGTAAAGAATATCTATATGTAAAAGTAGAAAAGTGGATAGACGCTTTACCTTTAACAATAGTAAATGACAAAGAGTTATTGGAAAGGACAATTAATTATGAGTTACAAGCAGACAGCCTGCCCAAAGTGTGATTCATCAGATGCGTTTACAATTTATGAAGACGGCGCATACTGTTTTTCATGTCAATATTCAACTAAGAAAGTAAATAATATGAATGACTTAGAACCTGTTGCTAAACCTAATAGCAGCACAACACTCGATGAAATCCATGAGTTAAATAGTTTTGCAATTACTTCTCGTGGTATAAGTAAACAAGTAGTAGATCACTTCGGAATTAAGATGGCAGTAAATCCTGACGGTTCCGGTGGTTCACACTTCTATCCATATACAAATAAGTATGATGGTAAAGTGATTGCATTTAAAGAACGTAAGTTACCTAAAAGTTTTCTAGCACACGGTAACTTTACTAATATAGAATTGTTCGGTCAAGCAGTAAGTAACGGTGGTAAGACACTTGTAATAACTGAAGGCGAGCTAGATGCATGTGCAGTGGCACAAAGTTTCCTAGATAAATACAATAGAATATTTCCTGTAGTATCTATACCAAGTGCATCAGGTTGTAAGGTTGTACTTGAGCAGAGAGAATGGATTAGAAAGTTTGAATCCGTAATATTATTCTTTGATAAAGATGAAGCTGGTCAAGCAGCAGTACAGAAAGTTGCTAAGATAATTGGTGCTGGTAAAGTTAAAGTAGCTAAGCTATTAGAGAAAGATCCATGTGAACAACTACTAAAGCATGGCTCTAAGAGTTTACTACAAAGCTACTGGGATGCAGAAACCTGGTCACCTGCTGGTTTAATAGTAGGTGAATCTATCTGGGAACAGTTTAAAGAAAGACAAAGAACCAAGTCAAGACCTTATCCTAAATGTTTAACAGGATTAAACGATAAACTTAAAGGTATTAGACAAGGTGAAATTACTTTGTTCACTAGTGGCACTGGCTCTGGTAAATCTACTATAGTTAAAGAGATTGTATTAGATTTATTAGAAGATAAACCAGATGATGATGGTGTGATCGAAGAAAATAAAGTAGGTTTAATATCACTTGAAGAAAGTGTAGGTGATACAGCTGAAAAGTTTATTGAGATGTCTTTAAATCAAAGACTAGATCATGCTGATAATAAGTTAACTGATTTAGATTTACGCCAAGGATTTGAGAAAGTATTTGGTGATGAACGATTAGTATTACTTGATCATCAAGGTTCTGTTGGTGACACTTCATTAACAGATAAGATAGAGTATATGTGTTTGATGGGTTGTAAATACCTGGTGTTAGACCATATAACTATAGCAGTATCAGAAGGATCTGAAGGTCTGTCTGGTAACGAAGCAATTGATAAAGTAATGAGTGACTTACTTAAGATTGTTAAGAAACATAATGTATGGTTATGTTTAATCTCACACTTAAGAAAAGCCCCAGGTGGTGGTGCTTCTTTTGAAGAAGGTAAGCTAGCATCTATTGATGATATTAAAGGTAGTGGTTCTATCAAACAAATATCATTTGATATAGTAGCATTCGCTAGAAACCTAGTAGCTGATAACGAAACTGAACGTAACACTATTAAATTTAGAGTATTAAAATCTAGATTTACAGGTCTTACAGGTTCAGCAGGTGCAGCAATATATAACACTAAGACGGGGAGACTAACTTCAACTGATATTTTCGCGGAGATCTAATGGATAAACAAGGAAGGTACGATGAGTTATATCTTGATATAGCTACACGAATCAGTAAGATGTCTCACGATACTGATCACCAAGTAGGTTCGGTAATCGTTAAAGATAATAACATACTTGCGTTTGGATTCAATGGTATGCCAGCTGGTATGGATAATGAATGCAAGCATGCTAACGGTGGTACGCTACCTGAAGTTATACATGCTGAAGCAAATGCAATATGTAAGTTAGCTAAAAGTACAGGGAGTTCAGAGGGTGCTACATTATATAGCACTCTCTCACCCTGTGTGGAATGCGCTAAACTCATAATGCAAAGTGGTATAAGCCGAGTTCTTTTTAGAGAAACTTATAAGGATGAAGCAGGTATAATACTGTTATTAAATAATAATAAGGAAGTGAAAGGAGTAAAATGGAGGAGCAACTTGAGTACTTAAAGTATAAGATAACTAAATCTAAAGCTCACATAGCTTGTAACCTTTTAAAGGAAACACCTTTAGAAGATTTAAAAGCATACTTAGTATTCTCAATGGATACTATACAACAACACTTCGCTCGTAATAGTATGAGAGGAAACAAATCATACCAAGGTGAAGCTAACCTTACACATTTAAGTGTAGCAGTTGGCACTCATATCTTAACAGAAATAAAGTATTCTAATAAGGATGATGCACCTTGGGATTGGTTTAGACTTAGAGTTATGATGGGAGATTTATTCTTAGAACCTTTCTATCAGACACATCAGATTAATATAGGTAAGACTAGGGATAATACTTTTATTCCTGTAGAATCTTTAGACCGTAGTCTTAAGAGAAGTCGTGCACATTATATAGTAGTACCTGAGAAGTGGGATCTACTTGTGCCAGAAGGAAGTGAGGATCTATTAAAAGGAACTGTATTTGAAAAGCCAGAACCTATTAGTTCTTTAATGCAACCTACTGAAAGACCTGTAATAAAAGGATGGACACATGATAGAAGCAAAGAGTTTAAACCTTACCTAGCTAATGGCTTTATTAAAAGCATGAATGTGTTGCAACAAACTGAATGGAAAATTAATAATAAAGTTCGAAACATTTTAATTCGTAATCGAAATAAAATCTTAGATCAGTATAAAGATTTTCCTAAGAAATATAAATCAAAGATAATAGAATTTGATTTAACTATAGCACGATCAAAACTAATAGGTGACAAACCATTTTATCAATACACTGAGGCAGACTATAGAGGTAGAGTATATTATACTACACCATTCCTAAACTTTCAGGGTAATGATTTAGCAAGAGGCCAAATGCTTTTTGCTAAAGGTAAACCAATGACAGACGCAGGATTAAGAAGACTTAAGATTCATATAGCTTGTTGCTATAATGAAACTTATAGTAAAGATAATCTTCCTGAGTGGTTAACAACTGACTATCTTCCTTACTTAAAGGATGAAGAGTTAGATGATATATCTGTAGATAAGATGACGTTAGAAGATCGTGAAGCATGGACTGATAATAATATTGCAAAGCTATTAGAGATAGCTGACAAAGAAATTATAAGTTCTGTTGCAGAGAAACCTATTAGCTTGCTAGCTAGTGTATTAGAAATTAAAGATGCACTCGAGCAAGAAGAATATATTACTTATCTTCCAATACCAATTGACGGTTCTAATAATGGATGGCAACATCTATGTGCTATGTC